AAGGTGCCCTGGGGGGCACTCCGTTCTCTCCGGCAATATACCAAGGAAGGATTTCAGCGGGCTGGGTACACGCCTCCTTCCCATGTGAAGGCAGGCACTAGCGGGGTCTTCGAGGTCCCCTCCTCTCGAGGCGGCTTTAATGTTGCCGCCGAGGAGGCGTTTGACCGCTCGATGGATGGCATGGATGCTTTTCTTCAGCATCTCAGGACGGGCCGAAGGGCCCCTTCTAGAGAGTCTGAAGGAGACGTACTCACACGTGCCATCCTCCGAGAAGTAGACCGCCGCCGGACCAGTGATCTTATGTCTGACCTCAACTGGGTTCATCATGTAGAGTCTGTACTTAGACTCTACCGCGAATTCCATGAGGCCGAGTATTTCGATCACCGTGTCACGTGCCTTCCCGAACGTGGGTTCAAATTGAGAACGGTTACTGCACCCAGTGCTTCTCTTGCTGCTGCCGGGGAGCTTGCTCGTCAAGCCCTGTTTCCTGCTGTCGCTGATGATCCGAGACTTGAAGTCCTTGTTGAAGGAAACCCCCTTGCGGGGGTGACCGGGTACAAGTGCACTCCAGGTGATAAGATCCTCAGCGCCGACCTGACTGCCGCAACTGATGGCTTCTCTCATGAAGTCATTGTGGCTGTCGGGTTGGGTATGATTGATGCAGGTATACCAGAGCTTATGGCGCGAGTTTTCGTGGAATCCTTGGGGGCGGGGAGAAAGACTCACTTCTTCCATTATAGAATTAGTGAACTTCTTCCCAAGGCCCTTAGTCCATTTGAACTCAACGCCTTCAAGAGCAGGCTCCACGACCTTGGCTGGGATGGGGAGTCTAAAACCCTCCGCATTCCGGTAAAACGAGGCTCCCCGATGGGCACACCTTGTTCGTTCACTCTGCTCTGCATTGTGAACGGGTGGGCCACTAGGGATGCCAAGTTCGGCCGGATATGTGGAGATGACTTCCTTGGCATATTTGAGCACAATGACTACTCTCTCTACAAGCAGAGAGTAGATGCCATCGGAAGTAGTCTCCATCCCATCAAGTCTTTCGTGTCGAGGTTTGCCGGAACCTTCTGTGAGCGTTTCGTCACAGTGGACCGTCCCGACGGCGCCCCAGGTGGAGCGCTTGGCTCTGGCCTTCGGGCCAGTGATGAGCCAAGACTCCGGGGCGTCGCCGTGGTCCCTGTGAAACTGATCACAGTTCCGGCAAGAGGTACCTATGGTGCCCTTTCGGCTCCCAGTGGGCTTCCGGTTTTTTCGTCTCTCTCCGAATGGGGAGAGGCTCATCAACCTTATGCCCGGGAGCTGAAGTGGGCTTGGTC